CTTATTTTCCTTTTAACAAAAAAAGAAAATAAGGGACTTAAAATCGCTTGGTGTCTGTTTTAAGGAGTCAAGAGAGGATGTTCTAAAGTCCCAAACTCGTTTGTATTAAATGCCCTCGAATCACACAAAGAAAACCTCTGTATGACGTCACCAAAACCATTCGATCTAGAGTACGAAGATTAACTTTGTCTTCGTTACATATTTGGACCTATTAGAAATTTAAGGTTAAATATGTCAAAACCCTGGGAATGTGGAGCTGGTTCGTCATTCGGAATCCTGAAATGTGATGGAGGTTAGAGAAAAGCCGTATACGAATATTTCGATTATGTTTAACGAAATTTCGGTGATTCACTTTTTGAATAACAATAGATAATAGAATGTTGGAGAAATTACGGATCAGATGATGATATTGATCAGGAAGAAGCATAATAAAAATTAGATTCTTAAAGATTTTAAATACCAAAATCAGAAAAGAGATAAAGTTGTGATACATTCTAAACCTAATTGGTTCATAGCAATGGTTATAATGGAGTCTCATTTCCAGATTATGGAAAGATTGACTGGAATCTTTTTATGCTTAGTGTTCATAATACGAATTTTAAGAATCCTATTTATAGGTGTACATAGGTTGTACCCCTCCTAGAACCGCTTAAAATTCGAACCATCACCAAAAGCCATTTCTTGCCTGGCTTTCTCTCAAGACCCTTCTAGAAGAAATTAAAGAAGAAATTGGATAGGAGAGGTTAATTTGTTCTAACCAATACCTCCTTGACTTATTCAAATCAAGATTCATAGATTCTTCTTTCTTCTCTTCTTTAGAAAGGAAGGTTACCCTGGTACCTGGACCATAGTGAAAGGCTATTCTTTGTTTCAGGAGATTTTTCTGCAGCTACTGATAATTTATCAATAAATTATACTTAGTAGGCTCTTGAATTCGTTCTTGAGAACCTGAAAGTCTCATCCAATATCAAAGATGCCTTTAGGGCTAATTTACTTCACTAACTTTTATATTATCCAGAATCTTCAAAAATTGTTAAAGGTCGGTTCATGCGAACTGACTTTGAAGATGAGTTCTAAGGTTATACATAAACCAATGGATAATTAATGGGTTCAGTCCTCTCTTTCCCCTTCCTGTGCTCAGCAAACTTTAGTTGTTTCTACAAAGCTGTAGTCCGATTATGTTAAATTAAAGGACTTTGGCCACCAAGGCCAAGAGAACTACCAGTTCTCATTAACGGAGATGATATAATGTTCATTTCCGATGCATAGTTATATGCATTATGGCTTGAAGAAATTGCTAAAGTTGGTTTTAAATTGTCACCGGGGAAGAATCTGACATCGAGTGAACATTTCACGATTAACTCCTCCTTTTATACCACAAATATTATTACGGTTTTGAAGAACCAACCAGATATAAAATTGAAGGATGCAATTTATGATTTTAATCATATGCCCTTCATAAATCCCAATTATCTATTAGGATCAACTCTTTCTTAACCAAGAGAC